GGCTTGATGAGTAGGACGAATTGAATCATCACCAAACACAAAACGATCATGAGACATATACATAGAGAGTTCGGAGGAAGAAATACGAGTAAAAGTGTGTGTAGAAATTTTACCAATGGTAGTATCAATTTTAGGTAAAGTATTAGGAGGTAAATAGCGGTAAAAGGTATCACCAATTCGCTGATATTCTAACTTATCTGAGAAAAGTTTTATATAATGAGTAAGAGCATCATCAGAAAAAGTATATTTGGAGGGTAAAAATGTAGACACATCAAAATGATAAATAACCATAAGGACGGTAATATTAGAAGCACAGGTCGCATAAGATTGCGGGGTCTGATTCTCATGGAGGATAATTAACCAACAATCAGAATATTTTTTAAATTCTATAACACATCGAGAAAAAGGAGCAATGGATTGTATCTTAAACATTCCATCTTCATAGTAAACATAACGTTTTTCAAAGAAAAACACATTTTCACGTAACCATTTGAAAATTGCAGGACAGAGCGGATTAAGATCTGCAGTTTCCATATTTTTAATATTACGAATTATAACACATAATTCATGAAAACCAACGACAGCACAAGAAGTAAAAGGTCGATAACATGAGGAACATCGAAAATTCTTCTTGCCAGAGGCAGGAGATGAGGGATAAAATATGAATTTGGGGCACGCTGAAGGGAGGGAAATGTAAACTACGGCACCGAACATCAAAGTTGGGTACAACTTAATAATGTAAGGTAACGTCAATCTGGATGACGGGATTGGCAAAAAATCGCTATCACTACGAATAGTGAAAGAGCGAAAATAAGGAAGTATTTGTTGTTCAAGAAAAAGAGGAGTGAGAGTAAAATACGTTCCATAAAGCGAACTTTCAGGCACCAAGGGTCGGCGAACAAGAGTTCTGGATATAGTCTTCTCAGACATGGTCGCGGAAGCGAGAGTAGTAGCAGTAGTAGTGGTAGTAGTTGTAGTAACAGTAACACAAGTAGAATTAATCACAGGTGGCAAACAGCCATATCTAGAAACAGAAGTTTCCGTAGATATAAGAGGGACAGTACAAAAAGATTTATTAAAAGGCTTCATGGTGGGGGTGTCGGTCGATTCGGTAGCAGCATAAGAACGACATAGAAATTCCGAGCAGGAGGGGGATGGTTACCTTAGACCATCTCGGATTTAACTGTACCTATTCAGACTAGTAATTTCACTAATTTTTCCATGCAAGTGTACGTAGATTAGTTACTTCTAGCAGAATCTATTATTCTTCATAACGTGTCACGGGACTGTTAGAACATTCACGCAATGGGGTGTCAAGAAATAAGACATAGG